CTTTGGTGAACCAAACTACGATTACATTCAATCTGAGATTGATTGGTATGAGTCTATGTCGACTAACATTAAGGACATTTGGTCTGAAGATAAAGATCCACCGAAAGCATGGCAATACGCCGCTAACAAACATGGTGAAATCAATTCTAACTATGGCCATCTTATTTGGTCTGAAAAGTACTTTGGTCAATACGCTAACGTGCTTGAAGAATTAACAAAAAATCCTGATGGTCGCCGAGCTACTATGGTTTATAATCGTCCATCTATTTGGCGTGAGTTTGATGAAAATGGTAAGTCTGACTTTATATGTACTAATGCTGTTACTTATTATATTCGTGAAGATATGCTACATGCTGTGGTACAAATGAGATCGAATGATGTGGTATATGGCTATAAGAATGACGTAGCATGGCAAAACTATGTATTGAAAAAACTATGCGAAGATTATAATGTTATGACTTCGTTTAAAAACGATCGTACTGACATCCATCCCGGTATGTTATTTTGGCAAGTACAAAACCTTCACGTATACGAGCGTCACTTCCATCTAGTAAAATGACTAAGTTAATTCAAATCACTGACATTATTGAGACTAAGCTTCGTAAAGAAAAAGAGCTTGAATACTATCAACAAGAACTTGAGAAGCTTCAACAGAAAATGTTTTTTATAAAGAAAGATATTGATATTACTAATCTCATAATAGACTTGATTGAAAAAGAAAAAGTTTATGATATTAAACAAAACATGATTGGTAAGTCTGATGAGTAATTGGGATAAACGATATCTTAGTCTTGCTCGAGAAGTAAGTACTTGGTCTAAAGATCCTTCGTCTAAAATTGGCGCAGTTGCTGTTGGATCAAAAGGTCAAGTGTTAGCACAAGGGTATAATGGTTTTCCTCGTGGTATCAATGACTCACCTGCTCGTATGAACGTAAAAGAAACAAAATACAAATATGTAGTTCACGCAGAGCAAAATGTAATATATAATGCTACATATAATGGCGTGTCGTTAGATGGATCTACTCTTTATGTGTGGGGATTACCAGTTTGTTCTGAATGTGCAAAGGGAGTTATTCAAGTTGGAATTAAACGAGTGATTATGCCAAATGGAAAATATCCTGATCATTGGACAGAATCTTTTAATCAAACGTCTGCCATGTTTGAGGAAGCAGGAATAGAATATGAATTTATTGACCCTGCTTAATTGCATAAATATATCACGTATATAATGCTTTAGAGGAATATATGAATGAATAAAGTGTCTGTTATAATGGCTCGTGGTGTAGAAGGTTGTGGCGTGACCAAGTACACAGTTGAGCAAGTAAAGTGGCTACGTAAACATGGATATGAAGTAAAAGTCTACGCCGCTAAAGATAAAAACTACTCAAGAAAATACGCACACGACTTAGGCGAGTTTGACCATTTCAAATTTGCTGATGAAGTTGCTGTGAATAGTATGATCGAAGAATGTAATAACTCAGATGTTATTATGATAAACTCATTACCATCTAAAGATACTGGACGAGGTAAAGGCTCTGGCGCTCAAGCTGTTGAGAACTGGAAACATGCTTTAAAATCGTTTAATAAGCCTGTTGCCCTTATCCAACACGACCATACAGTATATTCTATTAAACGTAATGGTGCTTTAGAGGAAGCAATTGACGCAGCTGATATTATTTTTGCTCATGCTAGCACCAATGATTTTTCTCAATACGTAAAAGATTATACTGGTACTGGTGGACTTGCTGCATTCCTTGGTGAAGACGATGGGCCAACCATTCACTCATTTCAGCCAGGCATAGACTTTGATGGAACTCGTCAAAAATACTGGAAACCTATTGGTATGCAGGATCCAAAGCATCATAAGTGGATTGGGCGTACTACTTCTTGGAAAGGTTATAAGCTTATGTTCGAATGGCATAATGCTTATGGTGAAAAAGAAGGTTGGCTAACTACTATGGAAGGTATTGAAAAATCTCCAGCATGGTTAGGCTTTAAAGAACTCAGCGATTTTTACGACGAGCTAGCAAATCAACCTGACGACGTAGATCTACAATCTCGTTATGGAGACAAAGCTTCGGTGTTTAGTACATTTATTAACGATGAGCTAATGCATCGTATGTCTCGTTCTGGATTTGGCTATCAGCTAAGTATACTTAAACCAAAGTATATTGAACGTTCTATTGAGTATACTCACCAAGAAGTTGTATGTGCTGGTACAGTTCCGGTTTTCCGTAAAGAATATGGTGATGTCTGTATCCATCGGGTTTCTGGCGACCCTCTTACTGAAACACCAAATAATGGTACTGTTTGGCTCGAAGCTGATAGCGATAATGCTAAGAGTTTAGAATTAGTACGTAAGCTTGAAGCCGATGATGGATACCGTAATGAATATAGAGAACAAGCATTCGAATTTTATAAAGCGCACCAAGATGCTGAGGTTACGTTTGAAGATTTAATGAATAAAATTAAGGAGAACGTATGATTAGCCACGCATCGATTGTACCACTTATTGGTGGTGAAACTATTGGAGCATCTGCAGCCTATGGTAGTAAGCCCGATTATTTTCTTTCTTATAGTGCATTTGCTGACAATGATTCTCATATTCGTAATTACATGCCAGACGTACCTTTCTATTTACTCGATGAAGGACAAAAAGCACCGCACTCAGTCGACGTAGTTCATACTGTATGCCCGTGCGCAGGTCTATCTCAATTGTCACATGGCTTTGGAGATCATAACGAAAATAATAAATGGATGGGACTTACCGCAAATTATGTGCTTGGTGAAATGAGACCAAAAGTATTCTGGGGTGAGAATGCTCCCGGTTTTGCTGGTAAGATTGGTGAAACTGTTAGGAATGAGTTAAAGAAAATTGGTAAGGATAATGGCTATACAATGTCAGTATATCGAACCAAAACATTACTACATGGTGGACCACAAATACGAGAACGTTCTTTCTATTTCTTTTGGAAAGGCGATAAAACTCCTTTAATGAATTATTATAATCGTCCACATACACCTATTGAAGATGTATTAAACGGTGTAAAGTCTAACTTTCAAATGGAACCTATTAATAAGAAGACTCCATCGAAAGACGATATTTACTATAAGTTTATTTTAGAAGAGATTCACGGTGGGATTACTCATAAAGAATTTGCTGAGATTGTAGAACCGCAAAAGGTACGTAATGCCGACGTGTTTTCTTATATTGAGCGTATGGGATATAACTATCAGCAAGTTGGTGCATGGATGGAAAAGCATGGATACGAAAAAGAAGTAGAAAAGTGTAAGTATCGTGATGCTAAACTCAAAGCCGGTGGTAATATTATGAGACGTGGTACTATTGTTCCAAAGGATAACATTGGTGCTTTCGTTGGTCACTATCCCACTATGCTAACGCACCCTGTAGAAGATCGATATATAACATATAGGGAAGCAATGACTATTATGGGTCTACCTTCAGACTTTGAGTTATTGAATCCTAAGAAATCAGCAAATCATATTTGCCAAAATGTACCAGTACAAACTGCTACTGACATGGCAGAAGAGACTAAAAAATATCTCAATAATGAGTTAGTTTTAGTTGACACAGACTACGTTTTGCAATATAATCATACACAGAAAGCCGAATACATTGAAAGGGCTAATACATTGGAGGAATTTATATAATGATAGAATATAAGTTTAGAGAAAACGAATTGATTAAAGATTTTCAAGAATACGTTGACTCTACATATGATTCTCATTACTCAAAAGAAAAATTTCAAGCCACTGAATTTATTATCGATGGTGGCCACGGTACTGGATTCTGTATGGGTAATGTACTTAAATACGCTCAACGCTATGGAAAGAAAGGTGGCCAAAGCGATGCCCGTAAAGATCTAATGAAAGTATTACATTACGCACTCATTCAGCTATACATTCATGATCAAAAGGCAGACGAGTTTACACCTGAAGATACTGTTAACACTGTTTATAGCTCAGACTATGGTGATTTAACTATTACTTCTATGTTAGGTGATACTGTATTTGATACTGATGAGCTTACCACACTTACAATAACTGGACTTGACAAATGAAAATAGAAATTAAAACCGAAGACCTTCAAAAGAAAAAGCTTTTAATTGCTACTCCAATGTATGGTGGCAATTGTGCTGGTATGTTTACTAAAGCAACTAACGATTTGTGTATGGCTGCTGGTAAATACGGTATCAGCATTCAATTCTATTATCTATTCAATGAGTCTTTAATTACACGAGCTCGTAACTATTGTGTAGACGAATTCCTTCGTTCAGATTGTACTCACCTACTCTTTATTGATAGTGATATTGGATTTAATTACAAAGACGTATTTACTCTATTACATCTATGCGATGAAGAAACCGACATGGACATTGTAACTGGTCCGTATCCAAAGAAAACCATTGCTTGGGAAAAAGTAAAACAAGCTATGGATCATGGTTATGGCCAAGATAATCCACACCAACTTGATCAATTTATTGGTGACTATGTATTCAATCCAGTGAAAGGTGTAAAGTCATTCCGTATTGACGAGCCAGTAGAAATTCAAGAAGGTGGTACAGGGTTTATGATGATTAAGCGTTCAGTATTTGAAAAATATGCTGAAGCTTATCCTGATCTTAAGTATCTACCAGATCATGCTCGTACTGAGCACTTCGATGGTACACGTGAGATTACTGCGTTTTTTGATACTATTATTGATCCAGATAGTAAACGTTATTTGTCTGAAGACTATATGTTCTCTTACAATGCACGTAAGATTGGATTAAAAGTTT